TATTTATATTCGTCAAAGGTTATGACCAATGACAAATATTAAATAATAAATAAACATAAATAATAAGGAGAATATCGAATGGATATTGAAGCAGTACGCAAAAGATTGGCTCAGTTACAAACTACCAATACCCGAACCACAAACCTGTGGAAACCTCAACCGGGAAAATCACTAATAAGGATTGTTCCTTACAAACTACAAACAGAATCACCATTTATTGAGTTGTTTTTTCATTATGACTTAGGTGGTAAAACCTATCTTTCACCAATCTCATTTGGTCGCCCAGATCCGATTGAAGAATTTGCTGACAAATTAAAGTCAAGTGGAAATCGTGAAGATTGGAGACTTGGTAAGAAGTTAGAAGCAAAGCTTAGAACTTTCGCACCTGTTGTTGTTCGTGGAGAAGAAGGACAAGGAACGAAGTTTTGGGGATTCGGTAAAACCGTATACCAAGAACTTTTATCTATTATAGCAGATCCTGATTATGGTGACATAGCAGATCCTGTAAATGGTCGTGATGTTATGGTAGAATTCTTAACAGCAGAAGAAACCGGAGCTAACTTTCCTAAGACTAACATTCGTGTTAAACCAAATCAAACACCAATCACAGATAACAAAGCTTTGTTAGAAACTGTTCTAAAAGAACAAAAAGACATTGCTGAAGTTTATCAAGAACTCTCATATGATGAGTTAGCAGAAGCTCTGAATGATTGGTTAAACCCCTCAGAAGATGGAGACGATAGTTCAACAAAAGACGAAACAGTTCCAGCATCTACTTTAAAATCGGCAGTAAATTCTACTTCTGATGCAGGTAGTGCATTTGACGACTTGTTTAATTCATAAGGAGAACTAAATGTCTATATCAGCAAAAGACGAACTTGCAGAAGTTCTTGCCGATACCTTAAACAAAAAGTTCAAAGACCACAAGGTAGCTTATTTTCTTGATGGTAGTGGTTCAACCCCTACCGATATTAAAGAGTTTATCTCAACGGGTTCTTCAATCTTAGACTTAGCAATCTCTAATCGTCCTAATGGTGGAATCGCCGTAGGACGAATCACCGAAATTAACGGTTTGGAGTCAAGTGGTAAGTCTTTGATTGGAACTCATATATTAGCAGAAACTCAGAAGAAAGGTGGACTCGCGGTTTACATTGATACTGAGACTTCTGTTAGTAGAGAGTGGTTGGAAACTATTGGTATCGATATACAAAATCTTTTATATCTTCATGTGGAAACCGTAGAAGATATATTTGAATGTATTGAAAACATCGTATCTAAAGTCAGAGAATCAGACAGAGATAGGTTGGTAACTATTTTGGTTGATAGTATGGCAGCAGCCTCTACTAAGGTGGAGATGGAAGCCGACTATGACAAAGATGGTTGGGCAACTTCTAAGGCCATTGTTATCTCAAAGGCTATGAGAAAGATTACTCAGATGATTGGTAGAGAAAGAGTGGCTTTGGTATTTACAAACCAACTCAGACAAAAACTCGGAGTTATGTTTGGAGATCCGTGGACTACAAGTGGTGGTAAAGCATTACCATTTCACGCTTCTACTCGTATTCGTTTAAAGAATATGGGACAGATTAAGGACGCGAAGAAAAATACTTTAGGTATGAAAGCTCGAGCTCAGATTATCAAGAATAGATTAGGTCCTCCATTACGACATGCCGACTTTAACCTTTACTTCGATAGTGGTATTGATGATAAGGGAAGTTGGTTACAAGTATTGAAAGACCACAAACTCTTGAAAGTTGCAGGTGCATGGTATACTTTAGAATACGAAGGTGAAGATATCAAATTTCAATCTAAAGATTTCAATAAGAAGTTGGAAGAAACAGATGGACTCGAAGAACATTTATATAATGTTATTTGTAACGCCTCTATTCTGAAATATCAAACAGAAGATTTGGGTATCGATGATGTTGAATATACAGATGAAGTGGTTGGAGATGAGTAATGGAAAATACTTGTCTATACTTGATGAAATAAAAAAACATGGCGGCGATTCTCTCTCCAATAATCCCAATGAGAAAGTACTGATAATAGATGGCTTAAATACTTTTATCAGAGTGTTTAGTGTTATACCAACTACTAATGAGGATGGTATCCACATTGGTGGAATAGTTGGTTTTTTAAAATCAGTCGGTTACGCTATAAAAATGTTAGGACCTACTCGTACCATCATATGTTTTGATGGTAAGGGTGGTTCTAACCGCCGCCGTAAACTTTATCCTGAGTATAAGGCAAAACGAACAACTAAGATTCGACTAAATCGAACAAACGATTTTGAGAATATTGAAGATGAACGACACTCAATGATGATGCAGTTATCTCGATGTGTGGAATACTTAGAGAAACTACCATTAAGTATAATGTCAATTGACAATATTGAAGCAGATGATGCTATAGGATATACTGCAAAGCAGTTGTTACCTAAAAGTAATGTTATCATCATGTCAACAGATAAAGATTTCTTACAATTAGTAAATGACAGAATTTCAGTTTGGTCGCCTACTAAGAAGAAACTTTACAATCCTGAAAAGATATTAGAAGAATACAATGTAACATCAGAAAATTTATTATTGAGTAGAGTTTTCGAAGGTGATACTTCCGATAATATTAAAGGGGTAAGAGGTATTGGTGCTAAAACATTATTAAAGCACTTTCCTGACTTAGGCACAGAAGGAAAGGTTATATCATATGATGATGTAATCAAAGAGGCACAGAAACATCAAGGAGAGAGATTTTACAATCTAATACTTGATAACACAGACACCATAGATATTAATCATAGATTGATGCAACTTTCAGATGTTGATATTAGTGGTGGTGCTAAATTAAAAATAAATAATATCGTAAATGGTAAGATACCTGAACTAAACAAGATGATATTTCAAAAGATGTTTATTGAGGATAGGATGTATGGGGCATTACCAAATATGGATAGTTGGATACTACAAACATGGACACAGCTAAATAGATACGCTAAGATTAACAACAATGGGAAGAAAGCGTAAATATCAAACCAAAGAAGAGAAACTTGAGGCCCAACGAAAGTGGCAAATGGAGCACTATCATCGCAACAAAGAGGAGATTTTGCAAAAAGCAAAAGATACTTATAAGAGGAAAAAAAGAGAAAAACAGAGGCGAGATAGAGTGAAAAAAATGTATGGTGACCAATAATGAGTGAACAATCAACTCTAATTCAATTCGGAACAACATTCCAATCCAAAACCTTATCTTCACTTTTAGGAGATCAAAAGTTTTTACAGACAATATCTGATATATTAGAACCTGAATATTTCGATAGTGATGCCAACAAATGGATAGCTAAAACAATAAGAGAATACTTTTTCGAATATAAATCTAAACCAACACTTGAAGTGATGAAGGTTAAAATTTCAGAAATAGAAAATGATATTCTAAAAGTATCTGTTGTGGATAATTTAAAAGAGGCTTGGAGATATATTGAATCAACCGATTTAAAGTTTGTTCAAGAACAAACATTAGAGTTCTGTCGTAATCAAGTCATGAAAACTGCCATTATGAATAGTGTGGATTTGATTGAAGTAGGTCAGTATGACCAAATCAAAAAACTCGTAGATAATGCTATGAAGGCTGGTCAAGATAGAGATTTAGGTCATGACTATATTGATGGAATGGAAGAGAGGTTGAATGAGTCTGCCAGAAAAACAGTAAAAACAGGTTGGGACCCAATCGATGATGTTATGGATGGTGGATTGGGAAGTGGAGAACTTGGAGTTGTAGTAGCCCCAGCAGGTATTGGTAAGTCTTGGTGTTTACAAACACTTGGTTCTGCAGCAGTTAAAGCAGGATTGAATGTAGTTCATTATACATTAGAGTTAAATGAAAATTATGTTGGACTTAGATACGATACGGTATTTAGTGGTATTACAACCTCTAACATTAAATTTTATCAAGATGATGTAAAGAAAAAAATTGACCAATTAACAGGAACATTACTGATTAAGTATTTCCCTACAAAAAGTGCTTCGGTTCAAACCTTAACCTCACATCTAAGTCAGATTGAACTTCAAGGTAATAAACCTGATTTGGTATTGGTTGATTACGCTGATATTTTAAAGGGTATTGGTACTGAAAAACGTCATGTATTAGAAAATATCTACGAGGATTTAAGAGGATTAGCTGGAGAGATGGATTGTCCAATATGGACAGCCTCACAGGCTAATCGTAGTTCATTAGAAGAAGAAGTGATTGACGCTACGAAAGTTGCTGAAGCCTATTCAAAGGTTATGATAGCAGACTTTGTGGTATCGGTTAGTAGGAAAGTGGAGGACAAAATAGCAAACACAGGTAGATTTCATGTGATTAAAAATAGATTCGGTCCTGATGGTATAACATACCCATCAAGTATTAATACTAATATCGGTAAGATTGATGTTTATGAATCAACCACTCAAGGTGGACAAGACGCACAAGGAAAGATGGATAATAGTCAAGAATTTATGAGAAAAACATTATCAGAAAAGAAAAAAATGTTTGAAAAAGATGTTAGTGGCTTCGAATAGAATACCATATATATTATATTTAATAAAGGTCAGCAACGAAGAATCAAAAATTAATAGGAGTTACGATGGAAAAATTTAAGTTATCAGAAAATTTTATAAATAAATTTAAAAGAAAAAAAGCACCATTCGGTTTTAACGGATTAGGTGAATTAGTTTACATGAGAACCTATTCAAGAATTAAGGAAGATGGGAAGAACGAAAGATGGTGGGAAACCGTCCAACGAGTTGTAGAAGGAACTTATACGATGCAAAAGAATTGGATTGACCAACATCAATTAGGGTGGAATCCGTGGCAAGCACAAGCTTCAGCTCAAGATATGTACGAGCGTATATTCACGATGAAGTTTTTGCCACCCGGCCGTGGACTTTGGGCTATGGGAACAGCCGTTACCGAAGAAAAAGGTTTGTACGCCGCCCTAAACAATTGTGCATTTGTATCAACATCAACAATCAAAGAAGATTACTCAAAACCATTTTGTTTCCTTATGGACGCAAGTATGTTAGGTGTGGGTGTAGGATTTGATTGTAAAGGTGCTGGTGAAATAGTAGTTAAAGGAGTTGCAACAGATAGAGATAATCAAGTCTATGAAATACCTGATACTCGTGAAGGTTGGGTAGAATCTTTGAAACTACTATTGGAATCCTACTTTCATGGTCAAGCCCCAATGGAGTTTGACTACTCAAAGGTTAGACCAGCAGGTGTTCCGATTAAAGGTTTTGGTGGAGTTAGCTCAGGACCCGAACCATTAAAAGAAGTTCATGTAGACATAACAAAAGTATTAGAGAAAAATAGTGGAGAACCAATTACCGTAACAACTATTGTGGACATAATGAACCTTATTGGTAAATGTGTTGTAGCAGGAAATGTTAGACGAACGGCAGAGATTGTGTTTGGTGATCCTTATGATGAAGAAT